TCGTTTGTGAGTGGCAACGAGGAGAGGTTCCATTTGTTTGTCATTCCACGTACGGGTATATCGATAAACCGCATTTACTTCTGCAGGTGTTTTTGACTCTTTTACACGCTGTAGAAGAGCATCTAATGCCTTCTGATATTCAGGATCTACTTTAGGCTCGTTAGTTTCTGGAACTAACAGATCTTCAGATGTGATGACATTTGTTTGTTCGGTAATAACAATTGTTGGTTGAGTTTCTGCAGAAATAACTTCACTAGGCTTTTCAGCTTTTGATTTTTTGCCTCTCTGTTTTTTAGGTTCCTCACCAAGACGAATAACACTTAAGTCATCATTAACTTCAAAACCTAACGCTTTGGACAGTGCTTTTAATTGAAGCTTGGCGTTTTCTGCATCACGTTGAACGAAGCCACTGTTAATAGAATCAATTAATGCGTTAGTTTTGAAATCTAAAACATAAACCGTAGGTGAATATGTACTGATTACATAAACTTCCTGACCCTCTTCATACTCATCAATAGTTAATGGCTTTGTGAATGTAATGCCAGCCAGTTCAATAGTTTCGATTTTGATGCAGAATTCAAAACCCGGTTTGCCAAAAACAGAAGCGGGAAATTGATCTAAATCGGCAAAGTCCAACATGTCTCCGGCTGGACGACATAGAACAGTTTTACCGTTTTGAAGAGCTGCAAATGCTTCAGCTGCAGTTAGTAAGTTAGACATAAATAGCTCTCCTTTTAGTGATGTAACGACTGTTGTTGCTGAACTTGCTGAGGATTGTTTTTAGGTGCCCAACCCATCTGATCGGCACGTGCTTGGCATGCTCTATTGATACCCGCCTCATACGTAGTACCTTTAAACTTCTTAATCGCAGCATTTAAGATGTTGGTGTCTGGTGCATCTTTAATTGCTTTTAATGCATCTTGATATAGTTGGTCCTGAGTACGAGGCGGCTTCTGGTTACCACCCTGAGCGATTGTCTGATTATTTTGATTTGTATTTTGACCTGCTGGGGTAGAGGCATTTTGCTCTAGATAGGCATAGTCATAGTTGTATAGATATTTACTTCCATCAAAATTACCGAGGTAGACATCAGCTGCCACACCAATAGCTTTAAACGCTACACCAAGAGCATCAGTAACGGCCTTTTTATAACCTTCATCAATCGCTACTAATTTGCCCTTTTGAACTTCAACAATTGCTGAACCGCCGTTGCCGAAAAATTCCTCACCCCAAACACCATCAATCTTGGTTTTTACTGCTACTTCAGCAAAAGCCATAATGGTTCCATCTGGAGCAGTTTCAGACCATAAACGTACATGTCTATAAGTCCAGCCATGACCAACGGGACCAAAGGCCTGAGTCATAGCCATTAATCGCCATTGAGGGTTAATATCTGATTTACCTTTTAAATAACCAAACTCAATTTTTTTAAGAAAATTGGTAGGCGTTTGCTTAACTGCATTCCAGATATGTAAGTTGTCTTTTGAGTTTTCAGTTGTCATTTTTCTTATCCTCATCTAGAGCCGGTGAAGCCGCGTTTTTGCTTATATGCTTTGCGGTCATAAGTAGGAATGTTTGTTTCACGCAGTTTTATTGCGAGCTGCTTTCTGCGTTGAAAGTCAATTTCTTGTGTGAGTTCATTCCAAACTTTTGGATAGTCGGTTTGAAACTTATACACATTTAAAGGCGTCTTAAATCCGTCTTTAACTTTGTAAAGAACTGAGCCATTAGCATTAGATGCGTACACTTGCCAGCCAATGCGGACAGAGTAGAGGCCCTTATCATCACGGCCTAAAAATGACTTGTAGCCGTCAGGGTGCTTTTTGAAATTAGACATGTTCAGCCTCCTTACATTCGCATGTACCAACAAAGGCATACGTAAGCGGGCTAGGAGCATCAACAGGTGAAACGTCCTTAATATTTAAAGGAATAATTTCTTTGCGATATTTAACTAAAACCACATCACCTTCACGGCAATCGACAATTCCTTCTTTTGAAGAAAAACGAGCAGACTTAGATGTTTGGATCGTTTTGCAAAATGAAACCTCATCACCAGCTTTGATTTTTGAACGGTCAACAGGAATCATCTTCTTGCAAGTAGGGCAGTTATAATCTTTCATTAGGCTGCCTCCAACCATTTATTACGATCGATGTAGCCAACCAATAAAATATTTATATTTTTATGGTCATCGCGATTGGTGAAGTCATTCCAAGGCTTGCCGCTTAGGTCTGTTACTGACTCAATAGCAAGGTTGGTAATTTCAGCAGCTGTAAAGTCAGATCCTGCTACGCCGTAGCTGTCGGGAACGCCTTCAAAATCAAAAGTGACATTTAACTTAAAGCCGTCTATGCGTATTACACCTTCGCCAGAATGTTCACCAGTTTTCTTAGCAGCTAAAAGTTCATATTCAGAAGCAACTACTTGTTTGCTTTCATATGAGTAATTAGAAGGGACGCTAGAATTAGCAGTTCGATATTCACAAGAACCTAAGGCTACAAGTACAGCAATTGCTGTAACGCCTGTTACCTTGTGCTTGTTTGAAAAGGTTTTTACGTTCATAATTGATCTCGCAGTTTGCAAAGCACATCAGATTTAGCGGTCGGTGTGCTTTTTTGTTGTCTACGAGACAAATACTACTTTAAGTAGAAATTAAGTCAATACATAGTAGGGATTATTTCCTACTTAAAGTTGTATATTATTAGTTTTAAATAATAAAAAACCCACAAAAAGTGGGTTTAAAGTAAAAAATTAATAATTGGTTTCAAAGAAAATAAGCTGAAATTCAATAAATATCTCGGTACAAGCCAACCACTTTTCCAACAAGGCGGCAATCTTCGGAAAGTTTAATAATTTTATCAGGCCAGTCTGGGTTCAATGGTTCCAAGAATTTACTTGTTCCTTCGCCCTCAATGATAAGCTTTTTAAAAGTCGCCTCTGAATCGCCAGCGCAAGCTACAATTACAAGATCATCTGTTTTAAGATCAAATGTTTGAATGTCTGGATTCACATATATTCTATCACCCGGTAGAAAGGTTGGAGCCATAGAATATCCTACTACTTTTAAAGCATATCCATTTTTCCCGCATCTTTTATTTGGCGGTAAATATTCTTCAATTTCCGTATCTTTCAAAACTGTCTCAATCGGTGTAAATGAACCAGCCGCAACCCAAGAGATTACTGGAACCCTGCGTCCTTCGAAACCAACTTTATCTGATAAATCAATATTATTGTCTAACTTAGTGCCATGGTCTAAGTAACTAATTTCCACTCCAAAAATATCAGCCAATGTTTGTAGCTTTTCAATTCTTGGTTTAGCAGAACCGAGTGTATATCTACGAGCCATCTCATAAGAAACACCAATAGCATTTTTTAACTCATTGATAGTTTTAATTGGAGAGTCTTTTGCCTTCATCAATGCGTTGAGTCGGTCCGCAAAGTCTTTGTATTTAGCATCATCCATCAAAATAGGCTTCTTTTCTACTGTGGGTAGAATTTTACTATCAATTTTTAGTTGCACCAATTCTATTTTTGGTAGTATATTTCTTTCTACTTTAAGTAGGTTTTTTGGTGTCATTTATGACTACTCCACATGAAGCATTTAATAACGCTGTGACTTTTGCAGGGAGCATCTCAGCTTTAGCTCGAAAAATAGGGGTTACACCTTGGGCTGCTAGCAAATGGAATCCTGAGAAAATTCCAGAAGATCGCTGTTTGAAAATTGAGGAAATTACTCAGGGTCAAGTTAAGGCAGAACAATTACGACCAGATATTAACTGGGAATATGTTCGCAAGAACCTTAAGAAGCAAAACCAATCCGTGAGCTAATTCTCACAAATTAGCAAACGTGCGTATACGTGAAATTTAAAGAGGTATTCACATATGAGTGAAATTCACTTAAGCCCAGAGGCTAAAACGGCAATTTACAAAATTGTTCACCAATCGCATGGAATTTCACCGCAAGAAATTGCAAACGTACTTGGTGACTCTTACAAGAGCGTACTTAATTACGCAAACCCAAATATGGAAAGCCATTTACCAAGTATTAAGAAGCTTGAGGCAATGATTCAGTTTACACGCAACCCAGCTTTAGTTAAGGCATGGGCACACATGCTTGGTTATGTTCTAGTGCCAGCTAATCAAGTGGATGAGAAAGGCCATGAAGTCAGCATTGTTGAAACCTTGCTACATATAAATATTAACAATGGCCAAACCAATCAACAGGTCCACAAGGTTTTAGAGGATGGGGTGGTAACACCAGCGGAATTAGCCGATACCGAAGAAATCTTAGAGCAAATGGAAAACCACATTCACCAGTTGCGTGAAGCACTTAAATCAGAAGCAGCAATCTACATTTCAAAATCACAAAAAGAAAAAGCTTGATCTGCGAAATCAAGCTTTTAGGTGATTCATTAATTTCAAGGGTCAATGAATATGCAAACTAATTTAGCAAACCAAACAGCTAAAGGCAATCTGCAAGAGCAGAAACGTCAGCAAAGTTACCAGTCGTGGCATGAACCAGCTTTAAAAACTTTGTCGGATTTGTTGGAAGGACGCAAAGCGAACTTAAAAAAACGAAACCATGACGTAAATCAAGCGGCAGTAACGCGTGATGAGTTTATGCAAGGTCTGGTGGATGAGTACGGAGTGCATGGCATAAATCTCTACCATGCTGGCGTAATTATATCGAGTCTTTATAGAGCTAAGCGGATCCGCTATTTGGGCTCATTCATTCAGGCGAATGAAGAGGGGGATAAATGAGCTTAGACGCTACTGTGTGGGCTTGGAAAAAGAAATTCACTCAAGCTAAGGGTGGTTCGTCTCCAGCTCTAAAAAAATTAGTGCTGCTTTCAATGGCTGATCGTGCGGATGAGCAACATTGCTGTTATCCGAGTTCAACACGTTTGGCTGATGACTGTCAGATTAATAAAAAAACCCTTTTTAAGATTCTGGATGAGCTCTGTTCTGAGGGATTAATTTTCGATACTGGTGAAAGAAAAGGCAGAACAAAGCAGGTAATTGTCTATCGTTTAATTGGTGTACAAGGTCGAGAAAATACAGTACCAACGTTGGAACAGTTAGGCTCAGAAAGCCTTGATACACAAGGGGAAGATTTTGAAACAGTACCAACATTGGAACAGTACCAACATTTCCAGCAAACAGTACCAACATTTCCAGTAAACAGTACCAACGTTGGTACACGGAATCTATCAAGTAATCTTTCAGATGAATCTAAAAATAAAAAATCTTGGCTTTGTTTAAAAAAACTTCGTGAAGAAATTTTTCTTTCTGACAAGTCTGTAGATTTTGATCAACTCGTAATGGAGTCATGGTACCACCGAGAACTTAGAGCATTTGAACTCAACAATGCCTCAAAGAATCTTTGTGATGATCTTTTGATTTTCCATTTTGCTGATTGGTTATTGAATGCAAAAGCTAAATACGAACGCCGTAAAAAAGCATCACAACCGGCTAAATCATTTTCTGGTGAACAAAACAATTCAACCGGTTTAAGTCAAAAACAGATTGCTGTCTTCGCTGACAAGCTTTCTAAACATCCTGAGTTTTCTAGCAAGTATGCCGAAGGTAACGAAAGCTATGAACAACTTGCAGCACGGATCGCAGTAAAACTCGCAGATCCTGCACAACAGCAAAAATGGATGCCTTACCTCATTCAAGTTGGATTTCAACAAGGCAAAGGAGCAGCAGCATGAATAAATTCGAGATTTTAGCGTGGGGGTTACTCATTTCATGTTTTACCGCAGCTATTAGCGGTGCGGTGGTTTTGTGGTGGTTGGCACGTAAAGAACATGACGAGGTGGAGCAATGAGCAGATTACAAGTAGGTGGTTTGGCTTTGATATTGGACTCCGTAGACGAAGAGATCATCGGCGAAGTTGTGGTTATTACTGGACATGATGGTTTTGCCGTTAGTCCGCATGATGGGAATTTGTATAACTACTGGAACTTTGATTTTGATGATGAATTGTGTTCATTGCCTGACTTTTGCCTCATGCCACTAGGCGATGACAAAGGGGTTGAGCTTTACGGCTTGAGAGAAGAACAAAAAGCACTTATAGGGGCTGGCCATGAGTGAAATTGATAAGTGCAGATATGCTTTTGAAAAGAAATTCGGTGTAGTCGGTACACGTTTGCCCAATGGCAATTATTCATCATGGGCACATCAAGCAAGATGGAATGGGTTTAAAGAAGCTTGGCAGATCTGTTTAGACGAGGTGAGTCAGTTGGAAGTGCGGGAAGACATTGGTTTGAAGGTGCCCCAAAGTATTCAGCTTAAATACGATGGCTTAATTGAGGCCTGTTTGAGACTTGGGGCAAAGTTTAATGATGAAGCGCGTGAATTAAGCCTTATAGGGGATTGGGAAAAGTCTCAAGTATTTAGACATTTTGCCGAAGAGTTAAACCTTCTACTTAAGAGTACAAAAACTAATGATTGAAAAAGTAATTATTTTAGGCGTAATCGCCTTAATACTCATCGGTTTTATTAAGTCTATGGCTTATTTCTTGGTGCCTACTGTAATGCTTAAGCATTCCGTTGAATACCACAATGAAAGCGCCAGAGGGAAAAAGCGCACCTTGCTTAATATCAAGAATGGCAAATTAAAAGTTGTTTTCTTAAGGGTGATCGCTTTGGTTGTTTTTGTATTTTTTGCTTTAGCTCTAAAAGTTTTAATTAAGTTTCTGTAGTGGGGCTAAGTAATGACATCGATGAGCCTTGCTGATTACCGTAAGTTATTTCCTATTAAGAAAAATAAAAAGCGGCGTTCAGCAAAGCAAATTGCCAGACAACCAAGTGTGGGTGAAATGGTTCTGGCAACGCATTTAAGAGCATGCAAGATCGGTTTTGAACAGGAATATAAGTTCCATCCAAAACGCAAATGGAGAGCTGATTTTCTGATTACTGGTACAAAAATTTTGATTGAGGTTGAAGGCGGGATCTGGAGTGGAGGCCGCCATACAAGGGGCAAAGGCTATATAGGGGATATGGAGAAATACAACTCCGCAGCAATGATGGGTTTTACAGTTTTACGGTTCAGCACAGAGCAAGTTAAGTCCGGTATGGCATTAAAGCAAATTGAATTATTAATTAAGGGTAAATAGGAAGGCGATTATGTTGGTTGAAAAGTTTGATTTTATTGAGTTACTTCGCCTTGCTATTGCTCAAAGCGAAGGTAAAGGGAAAATTACTAAGCATGTTGTTTTGGGAGAAATTGCCTTATTGCCTGCGGGTGCAAAAAAGTGGGCAGAATTACTGCTTGAACGTGTTGATTTTGAGCGCATAGCAGAAATCACAGAAACAAAGAAAATTTATGAGACCAGGATAATTAATGGTAAGGAATCAAAAAAGCGTATTGGTGAAATACCGGGCAAAGTTGAAATAAAAAAAGGGGAGATTAACTCAGCTGATTTTTTCCGCGTTAGAAACGTACTGGCTGGTAAGATCCATCGTGAAATGATCAAAAAGAACTTTAAGCCAAATAATTGTCAGGGTGATTTATCAAATGTGGCCAAAGGTATTGCTGAGGTTGTTTTGCGTGGGCGATTATTTACAAAGGCAATGTGTGGCCATTGCCAGGGATTAGGCAAATTGGAGTTATTTAATGAAAAGGGATATCCAAGCGGATCTAAGTTTTGTGATAAATGCAGTGGTACGGGGAAACGCCCATATACATTGCATGAAAAAATTACGATCGCAAAATTAAAAGTGTCTAAGTCTGGTTATTCTGAGCGATATGAACCATATGAATTAATTGCTGAAGCATGTATCGAAAATTGGGAAAACACCATTAGAACTAGCCTGGCTAGATCGTTTCATTTTGAACCAGAAGAAATATCATTAGCTTGACTTAAACAGAACGGTTGAGTATAAGTATTTCTAAAATGGGCGCTTTATACATGGATCGCCTGAAAAACTTAATAAAAGCTCACTAATTTTAGTGGGCTTTTTGCGTATCTGGAGCACTGGAAATGGGAAATACCTGGCATGCTGACCAAGAAAAACCAGAATTACGGCCAGATGAAAAACCTTTAAATTGCCCATTTTGTGGATCTGATTCAATTTGTACAGATTCTTCACATTATGGAAAACCAGATGAAGACGGCTCTATAGCATGGGATGCTTTCACATGGTGTCATGATTGTGGATCAAAAGGCCCTAGTGCTTGGGCGATGATCGCTTGGGATGAAAGTTTTCATTACGACACTGTTTATGAAGAAAGATCAGTTGTTAATTATGCTATTCGCCAGTGGAATACACGCAAATAAGTTTTATTAATCTCGAGAGAGGTGTTTTATAAGCACACCTCTCTTTTAGCCGGACGGATTACGGCGCAAACGGCCCCGCTTCATACTAGTTATTGGCGGGGCTTTTTCTTTTCTGGAGTATGTATGACTGAATTTCAAAAAATTACTCATGAGATTAGACAACTCCAAGTAGAGTTAAATCATTTAGGAAGCTGCAATACAAAGGGCTTAACAACAGAACAGATCGCTCACCTAGATGAGCGATTTTTTTTGGCCATAGCAAAGCAAAATAAATTAATCGCACGGCTCAACAATAAGCCTGAGGGCTTCTTATAAATATTGGTGGTGCAATGGATCCTAAAAAGTATTTTATGCTCACCAGGAAAAAAGAAAGCAAACCCAAGCCAAAGAGCACACCATTACCAAAAGCCAAGCAAAACTATTTGGAAGCTGAAGCAACTCTAAAAGAAGAATTAACTGATTTAGCCATTGGCTTTGAATGTAAGTTTCAGCCCATTCATACAAAACATTGGCGCTTTGATTTTCATATTGTGAAATTGCGTTTGCTCATTGAGATTGAGGGTGGCCCCTGGTCAGGTGGACGTGGCGGCAAGTTGGCCAATAAAGCATGGAGTCTTGATCGATACGATCAGGCTGAAGAGTTGGGATATAAGATTGAGCGCTTTCATCCAGATTCTGTTTTGTCGGGATATGTCATTAACTGGATAAAAAGTGAATTAGAGAGGCTTGAAGATGGAACAGTTCAGACCATTTCCACCGACTGATTTTATTGATCAGGCTGATGATGAAGAAGCTACACGCTTAACACCGGCACCAGATCTGATGGATTGGGTAATTAAAAATTATTTAACCATTGAAGGTGAACTCTACAATCCAGACCATGACCATATCGCTGAGCTCATACATGAGAATGAGGGCTTTCTAGCATTCGCGTGGGCCTCTCAAGCATGCACGGTTAAAAAGCAAATGGTTTCTGGCCAGTGCGAAAAAGTCATGTTCAATGTTGGTGGCTGGCGCAAGGCTCGCCAGGAACAACAAATGCGTGATTGGTTTGGTTATGTGCCGGTTTATCTCATCACAATTGATGCGAGTTATTGCGAACAAGCAACGGACCGAGATTTTTGTGCGCTTATAGAACATGAGCTTTATCACATCGGCGTTGAACGTGATGAAGATGGCGAACCTCTTTGCAGTGAAATGACAGGATTACCAAAACATTATTTAGCTGGGCATGATGTTGAAGAGTTTGTAGGCGTAGTTAAACGATGGGGAGCAGACGAGAACGTGAAGCGACTTATTGAAGTCGCTAAAAACCCGCCGTTTGTTTCTGATTTAGATATTTCGAAATGTTGTGGGAACTGCGTAATAACTTGAGCCTTAAGGCTCTTTTTTTTGGCTTGTTTGTTGTACGTAGTTGTACGGAGTTGAATTTATGGCAGCACTAAAAGAGCCTGTAAAAATCTTTATTGTTCAGTCTCTTGCTTGCCGTGATACCCCTCAAGATGTAGTGGAGAGCGTCAAACAAGAATTTGATGTAGTTATTACCCGAAGCCAGTGCCAAGCATATGACCCAACGAAATATCAAGGCCGCAATTTAAGCCCAAAATTCAAGGAGCTTTTTGAGAAAACTAGAAAAGATTTTGATGCCGGCTTGGTGGACATTCCGATTGCAAATAAGTACTACCGTTTGAGGCAGTACCAAAAGTTTTTGGAACGAACACGAAATCTAAAAACGGGTATGAATATCCTCAAACAGGCAGCTCAAGACATTGGCGGGCAATTTACCAATCGTCAAGAAATTACAGGTAAGGACGGCGGGCCAGTTGAAACGGTCCAGTCAGCGATTACAAAAGAAGAGTTTCTTAAGGCGAGGAGGGAAGTACTAGATGAGTACTAATGCGGCTCGGGATGAAGCAATTCAAATTGAGGCGCAAGAAGACTTATATTTTTTTACTAGGTACATGTTTAAAGAGCGCCGTGGGTACAAATGGTTGCAAAACTGGCACCACTTAGAAATCTGTAAGGCTTTAATGAAAGTCTACAACGGGGAGACTAAGCGGTTAATTATTAATGTTCCACCTCGCTACTCTAAAACAGAAATTGCTGTAATTAATTTTATGGCTTGGTGTTTCGGCAAAAAGCCTGATTCTGAGTTTATTCATATTAGTTATTCGGCAATGCTTGCTGCTAATAATGCATTCCAAATTAGGGGCCTTGTACAAGAGGAAGCTTATAAAAAGGTTTTTCCAGATTTAGCATTACGCGAGGATAGTAAAGCCAAAGACTTTTGGCGTACATCTAAAAATGGTGTCTGCTATGCCACTGGTACAGGCGGTACCATCACTGGTTTTGGTGCGGGTAAGATGCGAGAAGGTTTTGGCGGGTGCATCATCATCGATGACCCACACAAAGCACATGAGGCATCATCTAAAACCATACGAGAGGGCGTTATTGAATGGTTTCAAAATACCCTTGAGTCTCGTACTAACTCACCAGATACCCCGATTATTGTCATTATGCAGCGTCTGCATGAGGATGATTTGGCCGGATGGTTATTAGGTAAGAGAAAAGACGGCGTACCGGTTGCAGGTGGTAATGGTGATGTATGGGAACACCTTTGTTTATCAGCTATTCAGCCTGATGGTTCAGCATTATGGCCAGCTAAGCACTCAATAGAGCGACTTAAGATAATGGAGCAGGCCGCGCCGTATGTATTTGCTGGCCAATATCGACAATTACCGGCACCACCTGCGGGTGGTTTCTTTAAGCCGCACATGATTAGTGTCGTTGATGCATTGCCGGCAACAACAAAACAAGGTTGTCGTGCATGGGATCTAGGCGCTACTGCTGACGGTGGAGATTATACAGCGGGTCCTAAAATGTTTGATGGTGGAGATGGTTATTGGTACATCGCTGATATGGTCCGTGGTCAGTTTGGACCTGATGAGGTGGAGACAACCATTAAAAATACTGCATCCCGTGATGGGGTGAATATCAAAATCAGATTGCCGCAAGACCCCGGTCAGGCAGGCAAGTCACAAGCTAAAAGTTTTGTTAAAAAACTATCAGGTTATTCCGTTGTTGCTAAGCCCGTTTCGGGTGACAAGGCAACAAGAGCACAGCCTTTTGCAGCTCAAGTAAATATCGGAAATGTGCGTATGTTACGTGGGGCTTGGAACGATGACTTAATCGAAGAATTAAGGAATTTCCCTAACGGTACTCATGATGACCAGATAGACGGGTGCTCCGATGCATTCAATGAGCTTAACGAGGGTAATTTGGGCTTATTAGAACATCTGGAGGAACAGGCAAGACTTGCAGAAGAATCACAATCTAAACAGGATACAGCGCAATCATGGCTAGATCTAATGGAAAAATAACGTCACTTGCTGCTGATGTGGTGCAAATGTTTGCTCATGGTGTTTCAAATATTGGTAACGCTTGGTTTGGGCCTTCCCAACCTTTGGAGCCAGTGGCACCAAAAGAACAAACCTCAGGGCGGCAATTCGATTACGCAACATCTTTCAACGTCAACTCCAGACCACGACAGGGTGAGGCTTTAACTTATGACCATTTAAGGGCGTTTGCAGATAACTATGATCTTTTACGAATCATTATTGAGACACGTAAAGATCAGATGGCCAAGCTTCCTTGGGTTATTCGTCTTAAAGACAAACCCAATACTGATGCAGATGAAGCGCTTGTACATGATGCACGTTGTGAGGAATTAACAAACTTCTTTGCATTTCCTGATAAGGAGCACTCTTGGGATGCGTGGTTGCGTATGTTGCTTGAGGATCTATTGGTTATAGATGCTCCAGTTGTTTATACACGCAGAACACGGGGCGGTGAAGTATATGCAGTTGAACCAATAGACGGCGCAACTATTAAACGTGTACTGGATATTTACGGCCGTACACCATTGCCGCCTGAGGCAGCATATCAGCAAATATTAAAGGGTTTGCCAGCAGTAAATTACACCCGTGATGAGTTGATTTATTTGCCCCGTAATCCACGTACACACAAGGTATATGGATTCTCACCAGTTGAGCAAATTGTTACGACAATTAACATTGCTCTACGCCGTCAAGCTCATCAGTTGGGGTTTTATACCGATGGCAGTACACCAGATTTAATTTTTCAGGTTCCAGCTGAATGGACGCCTGAACAGATTAAGCGCTTTGAGGATTACTGGAACTCGCTGCTTTCTGGAAATATCCATGAGCGCCGTAAGACGCGCTTTGTGCCTCAGGGCGTTACGCCATTTGATACAAAAGATAAGGCAATGAAAGACGAGTATGACGAGTGGATAGCTCGTATTGTCTGTTTTGCCTTTTCAATTAGCCCTCAGGCGTTTGTAAAGGAGATGAACCGAGCAACGGCCCAAACAGCACAGGAAGCAGCTTTAGCCGAAGGATTGGCGCCGTTAATGCTTTGGGTAAAATCCTTGATGGATCGGATTATCCAGCAGGTTTTTGGCTATTTGGATATGGAGTTTCGTTGGGATACTGAAGAAGCTGCAAAGCCTAAAGAACAAGCGGAAATTGATAAAATTTATGTAGATGCAAAAGTACTACATCCTGATGAAGTGAGGGCTGAGCGATTTAATATGCAGCCTATGGATCCTGCATTAAGATCTTCACTGAACCCAGCGCCTTTATTGCCGCAGCCGCAGCAAGTGGATGAAAGCAAGCCAACTGATGAAGCAAAGGAGAAGTTTGCAAAGTCAAAAAAGTATGTGGCTCCAATCGATCGGGAACGGGAAAAAGTGGAGCAAGTACGGGAACAACTAAAGCAGCAGATTCACCAGTTCTTTCAGGAACAAGCCAAGGATGTGGCCATACAGGTTGTGACAGCAAAGGACCAACTTGGGAAAAGTATTAAGGATAATGTCAGTAATATTCTTGATGGGCTTAGTTTTGGGGCTTGGTCAGGTATAGCTGCATGGATTAGCGATTTAACAAGTCAATTGGCACTGGACGGGGTAGAGGTTGCTTTAACCCAAATCAATGCAGAGCTTGAGAAAAAGGCGCTTAATCTGGCAAATGAGCAAGCAATTAAGTTTGCTGAAGACCGAGCAGCCGAACTGGTCGGCATGATTTGGCGTAACGGTGTTTTGGTCGAAAATCCAAGCCCTTTATTTAGCATCACTGAATCAACTCGGGAAATGCTAAGAGCTACAATCACACAAGCATTAGAGGAAGGCTGGAGTAATGACAAATTAGCCGATGAAATTGGCAATAGTCATGCATTTAGTGAAGATCGTGCGGAAATGATTGCAAGAACTGAAACAGCCATAGCAGACGTGCAGGGCAATATGATTGCCTATAAAGCTGCTGGGATTGAGTCAAAAGAATGGATGGCCGCACCAGATTGCTGTGATGCATGTCAGGAATTGGATGGAAAAATTATTCCTATCAATGAATCTTTTGTGGCTGGTAGCTACTTCAAAGACGCACCACTTCATCCTCATTGCCGATGTGACACATTGCCAGTAGTGACATGATTTTTAACTTTAACTGAACCACCTTAGCCGGTGGTTTTTTTACATCTGAGGTTTTCTTATGAAATTAAAAAAACTTTTTGGAGCAATCCAGAAAATTCAAGATCAGGACGATGGAACAATCATTGTTGAAGGTGTGGCATCTACTGAAGATGAAGACAGCGATAAGGAAATTGTGAAAGCTGATGCCATGCGTTCAGCTATTCCTGATTATATGAAGTTCGGTGCAGTGCGTGAAATGCATCAACCCCTTGCAGCTGGTACGGCGTTAGAAATTAACGTGGATGACAATAATGTCACCACTTTAAAAGCTCACATTGTCGATAGTGAAGCAATTAAAAAAGTTAAAACTGGTGTCTACAAGGGTTTCAGTATTGGTGGAAGTGTTACTAAACGGGATGATCTTAACAAATCAATTGTTACGGGCATTCAGTTGGTAGAAATCTCACTGGTAGACCGCCCAGCAAACCCAAGCGCCGTGATTACCTGTTATAAAGCGGATGGTTTATCTGCTGGCGAAGAAAACGCAATTGATCCGCTAACTAAGAGCATGGGCGATGTAAAGGAGATGGCCAATGTACTACAAGACATCATGTGGCTCATTTACTCCGTTAAAGACGAATCTCGCTGGCGTGGAGATGACAGCCCAATCCCTGAGCAACTCCGTGCATGGATTGAATCAGGCGCTGAAATCTTTAGCACTATGGCTCAAGAAGAAGTGGCCACAATGGTTACACGCGCTAATGAAATTTGTAAGGCCGAAGGGTGTGAAAATCTACGAAAGGCCGAAGTCATCGTATCGAATCCAACAAAAGCAGAGTTGGATGATATTCGTCAGACCATTGAAAAATGTGCCGAGAAGCTTTCTAACATCAAAGTCTATAGCCCAGAAGATGCGAGTGCTCCAGATGATGCGGCGCAAGCTCAAATCGAGAAAGGAACGGACGCAGGTGAACTTAAAAAGGTCAATGATGATTTAACTTTAACTAAAGCAAATCTGGCTAAAGTCGAACAAGAGCGCGATACGTTGCAAAAGCGTGTCACTGAACTGGAGAAACAACCTGAAACACCAAAAGCTGCGTTGATGAATCTTAGTAAAGCGGAAGATACAACCGTTATTAAAAAAGATCAGGTTGAGCCGGTGTTAGATGGTAACGGCGAGGTCAATGAAATCGCAACAATGATTAAAAGCGCGCAAGCACAACGTATTTAATCAATTAATCCTAAATTAAATTTTATGCCCGCTTTTGCGGGCTTTTCTTTGGCGGGAGATAACACATGCCAGATTTAAATGACGCTCTAGACGCAATCAAAACCGCTCAGGGTAAAGCAATGCAAGATAGTAATGACTTAAACAAGTCATTTACACAACCCGATGGCCCAACGACAGGCTTACAGGCGTATGACTTAGAAGCCCCTTCTAAAAAGTTTTATCCTGTATTAACTCCTTTACGTAACAGTATTTCCCGTGTGACGAATGGTTTTGCAACACAAGCGAACTGGCGTGTAATTACTGCAATTAACGTAAATAACCAACGCGCAGGGGTTTCTGAAGGGCGCCGTGGTGGGGTTATCCAACATAAAACAGAAGATTACTTTGCTTCATTTCGTGGTTGGGGCTTAGAAAATAGCGTTACTTGGGAAGCTGATTATGCTGCTAAAAACTTTGAAGATGTCAAAGCTTTGGCGGTACAGCAAACCCTTGAAGCCACAATGATTGAAGAAGAGCGACTAATCATTGGTGGTAATACTTCTTTGGCTATGGGTACCACACCAACACCAACGCTTATGGCAGTTGGTACTGGTGGTACATTGGCCGCTCAAACATGGTCTGTTATCTGTGTTGCCCTTGGTCCACAAGCTTATTTAGATGTGGTTGGGGTGAATAACGGCGGGATTGGTCAGCAATTCGATGCAAGCTCAAAAGTACCAAGCAAAATTACTCGTACAAATGCAGATGGTACTACTGAAGAGTTTGGCGGTGGTTCAGCTCGTAAATCAACGGCAGCCACTGTAGCCACTACAGGTACAACCAGCTCTATCACAGCTACAGTAACACCAGTTATTGGGGCGGTTGGTTATGCTTGGTATATCGGGGCGGCAGGATCTGAGCGTCTAGTAGCGGTTTCAACTGTTAATAGTGTGATTCTAAAGCAGGCGGCAGATCCAAACGCACAGTTAGCAAGTACGTTAGTGGATGAAGATAACTCTACAAGTACAATTGATTTTGACGGTTTGTTAATTCAAGCGTTTAAACCTAACAATAATGCTTATGTAAAAGTAATGCCAACGGGTACGGCTGGTGTAGGCACCACATTAACTAGTGATGGTGCTGGTGGTATTGTTGAGTTTGAAGAAGCTTTTGAGTATTTCTACCGCAAATATCGCTTAAGCCCTGATGTGATTTACGTTAGTACGCAAGAGTTATTAACTATTACATCTTTAATCATAAAAAATGGTGGTGCTCCATTACTACACTTGAATGTAGATGCTAATAACCCTGCATCTCTTCAAGCTGGTGTGGTGATTGGTAGCTATCAGAATAAGATTACTGGCCAGCGCGTTCCTTTGCGTATTCACCCTAATTTAGCAGCCGGTACCATCTTTATGTTTACCTCGCGCTTGCCTTATCCATTGGCAAACGTAGGTAACATCGTACAGATGAAAATGCGCCGCGATTATCATCAAATTGAATGGCCATTACGTACACGCCGTTATGAATATGGTGTGTATGCAGATGGGGTGCTTCAACATTACGCACCTTTCTCGATGGGTATCATCACCAATATTGCAAAACCAGTTCAATCTTAATTTATTGCCCAGCCTAATCCGCTGGGCATTTTCTTGGAGTAAAGCAAATGGGATTATTTAAAGCCCCTGAGGGTGTGACATCGGTTAGTGTCGCAGGTGTAGAGCTTGAAGTTAAAGACGGTTTTGTTGAGACAGATGAGAATATCTGGCCATTTGTAGAGCCTTTGGGTTTTACGGTTGGTAAGCCGGATGATTTGGTAGCTCTTCGTGAAGCCGCAGCTAAAGCCGCTGAAGCAGCTGAGGCCGCAGCCAAAGAAGCGGCAGAAAATGAAAAGCTGGCTAAGGCTAAAGCCGAGGAAGAGGCCAAGGCAAAAGCGCAGGCAGAAGCGGAAGCAGCCGACAAAGCTAAAGCGGAGGCTGAGGCCGCAGCAGCTGTAAATGCATCTGCTTCAGCTGGAGCAGATGCCGACAAAGCTAAAGGTAAAAAGGCGTAATCAATATGGCACTTACAACATTAGAAAAAGTTAAGGAGTTCTTAGGGCTCAAATCGTCTCAAGCTGAAGCAGATGCCTTACTTTCACGCATGATCGATGCTGCAAGTGCCTTTATTGAAAATTGGCTAGAGCGGGAAGTCCTAAGACATTCAGTAACTGAATATCGAGATGGAAACGGAAAATCTGAACTTGTTCTAAAAGAGCCAGATATACGTCTTATTAACAAAGTTCTTGTTAATGGTAGGGTAATACCAGAATCGTCCAATTTTCACGACTACGGTTATCGCTGGGCTGACTGGTGGTTAATTTTGCAAGGGGATTGCTTTACTCATGGCCGGCGAAATATTCAGATTGAATATGAAGCCGGTTTTGATGAAGTCCCGAGTGATATTGAACAAGCTGTAATTGACCTTGTAGCACTACGCTTTAAGGAAAAAGACAGAATCGGCATACAGTCTAAAACCTTGGCGAATGAAACTATTTCATTTTTCATAGGTGAATTAACTCCATCGGCAAGAGCAACACTACAGCAATATAAGCGAGTCGTTCCAATATGATGATTAATTATCATGTAGATGGTGACGCCAATTTAAGCGCTACAGTTGATCGAATTGATGCGGAGGTCCGGCAATCAATTGCCAAATCTACACTAAAGTTATTGATCAAGGTAAAGCGGGAAAAGCTGAACGGTCAAGTCCTTAATAAACGTACTGGTCGCTTAGGCCGTTCGATAACTCAAAAGCTTATCGAATTAAGTAATGGTGTTGCCGGTATTGTGGGTACCAATGTTGAATATGCTCCTCCTCATGAGTATGGATTCAATGGTGACGTAACAGTAAAGGCTCATTTGAGAATGATCAAAATGGCTTTTGGTAAATCTATTAGTCCTAAGCAAGTCAGTATTAAGACTCACACACGTAAGGTTGATTTGCCTGAAAAATCTTTTTTAAGGTCTGCCTTAGAAGAGATGAGAAAGGAGATTAAACAGGATCTGGAAGTATCAATACGGCGGGGCATAGCATGAGTATTAATCGTGAAGCAATTTTTATAGCTCTCTTTGATCTATTAAAAAATATTGATGGTTTTGTTACTGCTGAACGGCGTTTAAGACATTGGAATGATGTGCCTGACATTGAACAGCCATACTTATGTTTAGCCCAAGGGCAGCAAAGCGTAGCTCAAGGCAGCCCCGCTACTGGTGTAAAGCCTAAATGGACGTTATATGCAGACATTTATTTGTACGCACGTACAACCGGCGAACAGGTTCCATCTAGTGTGCTTAATCCATTAGTCGATGCTATTGAAGCAGCTTTACAACCAGAATTTCCAGAAATTGAAAAATGCCAGACTTTAAATAGTTTGGTTACTCATTGCTGGATTGATGGAACCATTGAAACAGATGAGGGTACGTTAGGTGATCAAGCCGTCGCCGTCATACCGATCAGCATTTTAGTTAATTAATTAAATTTTCACCAAAGACCTGCTTTTTAGCAGGTTTTTTTATGGAGTATTACATATGGCTCAGTATTCATTTGGTGTGGGTAATCTATTTGCTACACCATTATCTGATGCATACGGCGCACAGATTGCCAAACCCACATCTTTCGAGCTTGGGATTTTACAAGATAACTCGGTTGATTTTAGCTTCGATGTAAAAGAGCTTTATGGTCAAGGACAGTTCCCTGTAGACATTGCACGAGGCAAAGGCAAGATTACAGGTAAAGCAAAAGTTGCTCGTTTAAACGGTCTTCTGGTTAATAGCATTTTATTTGGTCAAGCCATGTCTACCGGTTCAGCTACAGCAGTGGCACGCTCACTGACTGCTACGCCAGTGCCTGTAGGTGGAACCGTTACACCAACCCCGCCAAATGCTGGGGTTTTTGTGGCGGATCTAGGGGTAACTAATGCAAAGGCCGTTCCTTTGATTCGTGTTGAGTCTACACCAGCAGCAGGGCAATACTCAGTTGATGAGTCTACAGGTGCATATACATTTGCTACAGCTGATGCCAATTTGCCAGTGTTTATTAATTATCGATACTCCACAACAATGGCCGGTGCAAAGTCTTCAACAGTTATGAATTTGCCAATGGGTGAGGCACCGTCATTCTCGTTAGATCTTCATAAGGAATATCACGGGAAAATCTTAACGCTGCACCTCTTCAAATGTGTCAGTACAAAAATGTCTCTTGCTGGTAAGCAAGACGATTACGATACGCCAGAATTTGAGTTTCAGGCGTTTGCTGATGATTTAGGTCGTGTGTTTAATTGGTCAATTTCGGAGTAATAATCAATGCAATTTAAACAAGTAGATAACCCGCGCGGAAACGAAAAAAAAATTGCTGGCCAGAAATGGATTTTTGCTCCGGCTCCTTTGGGGGCAATTGAGCGTTTTCAGGATCAATTAAGCTCGGAATCAGTGCCGGTAGCAGTCATTATTGATATGGCCCACATTTGTTTAAAGCGAAATTATCCTGACATTACCCGTGAATTTATTGCCGATGAATTGATTGATATCGGCAATATGCAAGAAATTTTGGATCTTGTGGTAAATGTTTCTGGTCTTGACCATAAAGGCGACAAAGAGGCAACCGATTCGGGGGAATAGACTGGGAGGAGCTTTACACTCATTTAGTGCTTAAAACTGGTAAGGACTATGATTACGTACGTAATGAAATGGACTTACCACGTTTAAGAGCAATGAATGCTTATAACAAAAAGTTTCCTCCCGAAGAGGTTAATCTTCATCGAATTTACTTGATGCTGGCTTGTTTCTTTGGTGTAGATAAAGATGAGCCAGAGGATGATATACCAGAGGAAGATTTGCCAGATATTTTAGAAACATTAAAAGCTTTCCCACAGGGGTGACTTAGGTCGCCCTTGTATTTTTTCAATGTGACAAAAAGTAATCGGTTTGTTAAATTAAAGCTACTTAATAATAATTGGTGTTTTCATGAAAAATTTAGTAATTGCTGCTTTGTTAGGAATTAGCCTCGTAGGGTGTGCTACTTTGGAGGCACTTAAAGAACCGGTAGATTACGACTCAACATATAAGCGTGTTACTTTTACAACTGATAATTACAAAGGCACTAGAACTTATAAATCCCCAATATTAACTATAAATGAAGGTAAAAATATTGATAATGAGTTAATGATGGGTTATCTAACTTTCACAAAAGCTAATGATGGTAGTGAGCTATATTGTTTAATGACTACCTATGATAGTAAGAATTGGGCTTTCTTTAAAACAGCATATGATATTAACCAAAAAGAATTACCAGTTATCAATGGAAGTCGGAATGTTGGTTCAATGTTTAATGATGTATTAGTTACTGAAAATAATTGCATTCAACTTTCAAAGAAATATTTAGAGGATGCATCAATGGGGAATGGCCTAAATATCAAACTTATAGGTGAAAAAAAGCAAAAGGTTATTAAAATTGGAGCCTATTACGTTAAAGCATTTCTTGATGCAGTGAGTTATTCAGAAACCACAAGGTTTAGTAAAAATCCGTAATTTTAAGTTTATTAAAGACCGCCGAAAGGCGGTTTTTTTATGCCCGCGAGGTCAATATGGCAAGTAATGAAAATCGTGTTGAAGTACAGGTAGGCGCAAACACTGCTGAGCTTCAGCGTGGAATGCATGAAGGTGAAGCAATTGTAGAGCGTTCAGCTAATAATATTGAAAATATTGGTCGCAATATTGATTTTAGTGTTGATTTATCCAGCATGGAAGAAAGCTTTGATCGAGTTTCAACTTCTATCAACAGTAGAATCAAAACTTTAGGTATGAACATTGCCTCAACACTTGCTCAAAGTTTAGCAATCGGTGGCCTCGTAGCTTTTGCTAAACAAACTATTGATACTGGCAATGAAGTAGATAAATTAGCAAAATTGGTCGGCACTTCAGCTGAAAAGTTTCAGTACTATTCTAAAGGCGCTGAAATGGCCGGCCTATCTATGGACCAGTTTGGCTCTATGGGCAAAGATGCTTTAGATAAACTTGGTGAAGCTCGCCGTGGTGAAGGCGAGATGATGGATTTTTTTGAAAAGATTGGTCCAAAAGTTGGCGTCACCATTGATCAATTTAAGGATCTTAGTGGGCCAGATGTTTTACAGGCATATTATAACGGCTTAGAAAAAGCAAACTTATCTCATGCTGAAATTGTCACCTATATGGAGCAGCTTGTAGATGACGGAAGCGCATTAATTCCAATGCTACAAAATGGTGGTGCTGGGTTTAAAAAATGGGGGGATGAAGCTAAGGCAGCTGGTGCAATTATGTCTACAGAGATGATTGCCAACTTAAAAACCGCAAAAGAAAATGTATTTAAGTTGCAATTACAGTTTCAAGGCCTACAGGCAATTTTGGTTAATAATATTACCCCTGTAATCACTTCCATTTCTAAAAATTTCGACACTATTAAAACTGTTTTAGTTGTCTTGGCCGCAGTTATTGCAACACGTTTAGCAGTTCAATTAGCAATTTTAACAAAGGAGTTTTTAATTGGTGTTGCTCAGGGTGTGGCCTATCAGGTACAGCTATCTGCGTTGCAAGGTCAAGCAATACGCACAGCTACTGCAATGGGGGTTTTGCGTAGTGCATCAGCGTTATTAGGTGGTCCAGCTGGTTTAGCTATGCTGGCCGTTCAAGGCGTTGCTGCTGGTGCAGCATTTCTCTATATGAAAAATAGTAGTGATGATTTAGCGCCGTCTTTGGATACTCAGAAAAAGTCTGTAACTGAACTTCGAGATGAATATGAAAAACTTGAAGCTTCACAACAGCGCGTTTTGACACGTAAAGCTACAGATGAGTTGCAAAAAACGAGTATAGCCTATCGTAACCAGCGAAATGAATTGCTTGGCTTAGTTGATGCTATTACTCGAAATTCTGACGTATCTGATGAGGATCGAGCAGCAGCTAGTTATCTTTTTGAGGAATACCGAAAAGGTAGAATTGTTGCTGAGCAATTAGCTGGAGGTATCAATCAGTTAAAAACAGTCAATGCTAATGCTAAGGCAAGTATTGATGATAAGGTCTTTTCGCTTAAGGAAGAAGCAAAGAAAGTTGTTGAGGCTGATCGAGTACTAAAAGTCTATAGCAATACTATTAAACAAGGCTCAACGGATAATAAAGATCATGCGAAATCAGTTGATAAAGTAACCGAAGCGTACGCCAATCTATCTGCTAAGCAAGTGGAATATGTTAAAGGCGTTGAGTTAGCTAAAGAGAAAGAAAAGTATATTCAAGATTTAATGAAACAAGGATATACGCGTGAGAAAGCCGAGTTTTATGCGGATGCAAAGGAGAAATCTGGAACGGCATTTAATGCACAAACTCCGCAGGGATTGGGCGATTCAATAAATCAAGCCTACAAACTCAAACAGCAGGAAGACGCCAGAACTGAAACTGAAAAGAAGGCAGCAGAGGCTCTTAAAGAGCAAACCAAGGAGTTAGAAAAGCAGTCTGCCATAACTGCGAATACAGATCAGACTACCCGAAATATGCTTAAGGTCTATCAAGCATTTATGAATACAGGGGTTTTAACTGATAAACAAGCCAGATATTTAACTGCAGAAGTAGGTCGTGAGAATGATTTCAAAAACAGTGGTTTGTATGGTTCTCACACCGATAAGAATAATGGTCAAAAAAATACGGGTATGATTTCTTGGCAAAAAAGTCGTGCTGTAAATCTAGAGAAGTATTTGAGCTCTCAAGGCTTGATGGATTCCAGTGGGAATATTAAGCAAACACAGGACGCTTTAGATGCTCAGGCAAGATTTCTAGTTAACGAAATATTTAACGATAAGTCTTATACAAAGTCTAAAAATGCCCTTTCTAAGAATGTTGGTTACAGTGAACTTAGTAAGATTGTTGGAAAAAATACGATTGGTTGGGATTATGATGGTAATAAAATCAATGCTCAACCACATCACCAAAAGAGAGATAGTTATTATAATAAGCTTAACTCTGTTTTGGGCGATGATCCAAGTAAAGTCATTTCTGTAACATCCTCCTTTACCAAACTTGAGTCGATTCAAACTCAAAAAGTTGAGGAAGCTGAAAAACAAAGGCTAGCACTGAAATATAAGTATGCCAGTGAGCAAGAGAAAGTTGCAATTGATCTGAAAAATGCAATTGCTGAGATTGAAAAATCAACACTTACAGGTGATGAACAAATCAATGCAATTGTTCAAGCTGAGAAAGAAGCCAGCGATAAAATACTTGCTCTTAAAATGGAATTATTTGAAAAAACCAAAGCAATTAGAGAAGCTGAAATTGATCATTTTCAGCGTGTTGCTGAGCGTACTTTTCAAATTGAAATGGCGCAAGTTCAAGCAGATTTTGATGCAAACAAAATTTCCCATGTTCAAAAAGTTCAGAGAGAAAAGTTTTTAGAAGACACGCTTACGGCGATAAAACGCCAAGGACTTCTAGACCGTCTAGATCTTGAAAATGAACTTTCAGGAATTTCTGGTAAGCAAGGAAATCAAGGGCAAATACTTGAGAATATTTCAGGTCTAGATACCGGCAAGCAAGTATCTGATACAAAGCTAAACGGGATGATTAGCGAAGCTGAAATGGCCGATTATGAAGCCAAGTTCGGTGGGTTTACTTCTCGTTTAGCCAGTCTATGGGATCAGGGTATTCAATCCCTAATGAATGGTACTTTGACTTGGAATAATGCGACTAGGGCGGTTTTAACTGACTTGGGTGCATTTGTTCTGCAATCTGCTACCAAAGAGCTGCAAGGCTGGTTACGCATTCAGACAATGAAGCTTGCAAAAAAATACGGGTTTATCACTGCGGAGACAGCGGCCGAGGCTACTGGCCAAGCAGCACAAACCGGAGCAACTATTGCAGGTGAGGCGACTCGTACCGGTGTAACAGCTTCTGGTGGTTTGGCTCGTCTAGGTCTAAAAGCAACCGAGGCGATTAAAGGCATCATGATGAGCGCATGGGAGGCAATGGCCGGAGCATTTAAGGCAATGGTTTCCATTCCCTATATTGGTCCAGTTCTCGCCGTAGGTGCCGGTGCTGCTGCGTTCGGTTTAGTTGCTGGTCTAGCCGGCAAGATTAAATCTGCTCGGGGCGGTTACGATATTCCATCCGGTGTTAATCCTATAACCCAACTTCATGAAGATGAAATGGTATTACCCGCACAACATGCGAACACTATCCGTGAGCTAGGGAAATCTACATTCAACTCAGGTATGTCAGATAATTCTGATCTTACTGGCCAAGGTGGTGAAAATGCTGTGTTTAATATTCAGGCTTGGGATTCAAGAGATATTAAACGCTTCATGAAAAAGCACGGACGTGAAGTAGCAGGTGGTTTAAAGGGTTATCGCCGTGGCTTTGGTAAATAAGGGGGTATAAGTGTCTAACGTTTTATTTCCAGAGTTACCCGGTCTTGAGTGGGATACTTCATTAACTCCCATGTTCAATACCAAGATCATGACTTCAATTAATGGCCGAGAGCTCCGTGCGAGCTTTCAGGCCTCACCTAAATATGAAATCTCGTTGTCTTACGCATTCTTGCGCGAAAATAAGGGGAGAAAGGAATTGCAGCAACTTCAAGGATTTTATTTAGAGCGCCGTGGGGCATTTGATTCATTTCTTTATAAGATGCCTGATGACAATGAGTTTAATTGCACATTTATTGGTGATGGAACTGCTACAACTTTCCAGCTATACAAGGATATGTACACAAGCCAATTGCCTCTAGGTAATACAGAGGAGCAGATTGTGGGTGAAGTAGATCCCAATATGTGGAATCAAACACCAGCCAAAACAATGTGGAACACAAACCAAGAAAAGCTTATGTGGAATAACGCAACTGCTCAGATAACGAGTGACGGTAAATATGTTCTTTCACAGCCAATAGAAGAGGGAATAGGGGTATCAATAAAAGGTACTTTTTACTACCGTTGCCGTTTTAAAGATGACACACAGCAATATGTCAACTTTATGCATAAGCTTTGGAAAGCAGGGAAGGTTGAATTAATTGGTACTTTGGGGAATAAGATATGAGACAGGCCTCTCCAAAACTTATAGCCTTGTTAGATGCTGATCAGTTCATCATGGCCGATCTTTATACTATTACGACCATACAAGGTATTGAGTATCGCTACACCAACTATGACGTTCATTTGACGGTGCAAGGTAAGGAGTTTCGTGCTGATGGACCAATTATCAGCCGAGAGGGGACTAGCCTTTCTTTAGGTATTGAAGTAGATAACTTATCTATCACTATTGAGGCAACTGAAAATACCAAGTTCGGCGATGTACCCATAGCTCAGGCATTTCATAACGGAATTTTAGATGGTGCTCGGTTTAAGTTGGAACGAATTTTCATGGATATGAATACTCCTACCGATACTAGTGCTGGCACTCTGGTCTTATTTGAAGGGCGTATCGTTGAGCCAGAGCTTAATCGATATGAAATTAACGCAAGCGTGGTTTCTGATGTTGATAATTTAAAACTTCAAATGCCACGGAATCTATATACACCAGGTTGTTTAAACACTCTGTTTGATAGTGCATGTGGACTATTAAGCGCGGATTTTGCGGTGAATACAACAATCGGTACCAATAGCACACCTAACCGTATTCTTTGCGATTTAAGCCAGCCACAAGGTTGGTTTACTCAAGGTGTTGTGGAGTTTTTAGAAGGTGCAAATATTGGAATTAAACGAACCGTACGCTTGCATGAAGCTGGTTCGCTAATCCTAACTTTGCCGCTTTTAAAAATGCCAGAGATAGGCGAGGCGATTCGTGTTTATCCGGGTTGTGATAAACGACTTGAAACATGTATTAATCGTTTTAATAACCTTTCTCGTTTTCGAGGCGCACCGTTTGTACCGGTTCCAGAAACTTCTATTTAACAATTTTATTATTAACCATAGCCCTGCATTCTGCGGGGCTTTTATTTGGGAAATAGGATATGGCAATTCCTGATAAAAATGATTTGATTGGCTCAGCAGTTACAGAGTCACAATTTAAGTTAAACCTTGGGGCTATCGTAGATTTTCTTAGGTATGTTGAAAATCAAAGCCTAACTATTGGTTCAAATATTTTTGATAAATCAACAGCTACTGCTGGTAAGTATGTAATTTATACAAGTGGCACTTTGGGTAATAACTCATCATTTTATGCATCTGATTTTTGTGAAGTTTCACCAAGTACCGAATATCGTTTGCCTGCGGGATATAACCAACAATTCGCATTTTACGATGCAAATAAAGTCTATATCTCAGGTATAGTAGACGCTAGTTCTACATCAAAATTTACAACGCCTTCTAATGCTAAGTACGTCCGATTTACTGTTTCAAACGCGTCAGTAAGTACATTCATGGTTTGTAAATCAAGCGAATATCCTGCTGATTATGTACCTTATGTTTTACAAAAGAAGAATCTTACGGTTGATGCTGATTTAATTAAAAACCTACCAACAAAAATTAAAGAGTGGCTCGGTTTTAGCAGCGTAAATATTGTTGATACAGCAAAAGTTGTTGCAGGCAAATATGTCAATTATTTGAATGGTGAATTAGGTGTTAATTCAACTTTTGTAGTAGCAGGCCCGTATCTTGTTAAGCCGAGCACTCTGTACAAAGTATCAAGCAACTACAATCAGCAGTTTGCTTTTTACGATGAAAACATGGTTTATATATCTGGATTGGCGGCTCCTGATGCAAATAAACAATTCACAACTCCAGCAAACGCTAAGTTTGCAAAATTCTCTATTCAAAGTTCAATATTGAGCGCTGTAGTAATTGCTGAAAATTCTATATTTCCTGCCGATTATGTGCCTTATGCTGTGAATATCAAAGATTTTCAGCTTACTGCTAGTCAAATCCAAAATAATGTTAATGAGATTAAGTCAGCTCTAGGCTTTAAGATTATCAACATTATTGATACAGCAAAGGTAACTCAAGACAAATATATTGATTATCGAAACGGTAATGTCGGCACAAATACTGATTTCGTTGCAACAGATTATATTGAGGTAAAACCCAACACCGAATATCAAGTATCAAGTTTTTATAATCAACAGTTTGCTTTCTTTGATGCTGCATTTGTGTACATCTCTGGATCAGCAACCCCTGATTCAAGCAAAAAAATTACAACGCCTGCAAACGCTAAATACGTTCGCTTTTCAATTCCTAAGAGTCAGTTATCTACGGTAGTTGTAGCTGAAAGTTCGTACTTTCCATCATCTTATGTATCTCATGATGTACGTATTGCTGAAAATTTGATGATTGGCGATCGTGATGTAAAGACAACAGAAATTCTTACTTCTGCTGACACAAGTGACACCAGTGCAGCGTTTGTCGGCAAAAATGCTGTACAGCTTGCACTAAATAGCATCACTGATGCTACAGATAAGAAACGATATACAATACGAACCAAAGGCTTACATAAAGTTAATGTTGCATCAGACGTGATTGGTTATCCCGGTTATCCTTCAATGATTTTAGCAAAAAATCATGTAGACATCATCGGTGATGGTAAGACCGTATTCTGGTGTGAGTTGCCTTATGATGATGCTGCCATTGGACCCTCTGCTAATGGAAGTACTTATCCTCGAACTCAATATCAAACACTCTACAGCTACGCAAAAGACTGTCTTATTAAAGATGTGACTTTTGTAGTTGTGAATGCACGATATGCATTGCACTTGGATAACTCTCTTGGAGCAAATGTCACTCACAAATTTGAAGGTGTATCGTTTATATTTAAAGGAGACAAGGGATCGAAGCAGGCGCTAGGTATCGGTACGAGCACTGGCGAACAAATCTATTTCATCGGCGGTGGCAGTCATTCTGACTCAGGACAACCGTTGTATTGCCATAACAATTCTAAGTTTGCTAAGCCGTCATTGATGTCGTTCAATGGGCACAAGCTTTCTAGCAACACAGACAAGCGAATTGCACGTATTGAGAGTGACGGCTCATTAGTGAATGACAAAATGGAGTTTATTGGCTGTAGCTTTGGCGGTACTGCGTATGTCATTGAATATGGTGAATTGTGGTTGAGAGCGAACCCAGCTCAAAACTACGATTCATTCAATCATGCGGAATGGCAGTTAACTGGTTATGGAAACGAGCCGTTCTTATTTGATAACAAGGTTAATGGTTACTGCTTACGTTTCAAAACCAATGCAACAGGTTCTGGTAATACAATTCGCTTTGATAAAACCTCTTCTGCATATCCACTTTTGATTAAAAACAATCAGGCAAACACAGATGTTAGTTTGTATGTTGATAGTCGTGATTACATTGATGGGTATGTCGTACAAGATGGGACGTTAGGGCTTGCTGCTCAGGCGTTTGGTTGTAAAGACTTATCAGAAACAGCAGCATTTGCTGATGCTAATGTTGTTTACACGAGTATGGGTAAACGACTTGGTGACTGCTCAACGATCAATAAAACTTTGGGTGTGATTATCAATGGTGTTACAAGCACAGTAACCTTTAACAAAAACTATACATCGATGTCGAATGCGGCAATTTTAGCTGAGATAAATGCTGCATTAACTGGTGCGACGGTAGACTTGTATAGCTACGGTCGAGACTATTATCCGATGATGACTGACGTTGCTGAAACTGTTTATAACAATGGTGCTACATATATTCCAAAGGGCAGTGTTGTTACAAAGTCTCAAGGTACCGTCAAGCTTGCAAATGGTAATGATAAGGTTTTTGGTGTTGCTCTAGATGATATTCCTGTCATGACAACTACAGCAGAAGGTTTGAAGAAAGGTCAGGGCAGGGTATTAAAACGAGGCTACATTTATGCAGACCAGACAAAAGCTCATTTTGTCTTAGCTGACAATCAAAACCCTGCAATTGGCACTAAGTTTTCAGTTAATAATGGTCAATTAATTACAGATCCAAGCGGTAGGATTAGTGTCGATATTGATGTTGGCGTTATTTCGATTAATTGTTAACTATTTTAAAAAGCGATCTATCACAAGGTCGCTTTTTAAATTTGAGTAAATTATGAAAAATCTTGAAGCAGTAAAAGAGGCACTGACTTGGCTTGGTACACCATATCATCACCAAGGCCGCGTAAAAGGTGTGGGAGTGGACTGTGGTACTTTGATCTGTGAAGTCTATGAAAAAGTTGGGCTCATGGACCATTTAGATCCGCGGCCATATCCTCCGGATTGGCATATGCACCAGATGGGGCAACGTTATTTAGAACTCATTTTAGGTGTATGTGATCCAGTTGAGGGTCCACCTCAACCTGGTGACATCGTTTTATATCATTTTGGCAAATGCATCAGCCATGGTGCAATTGTCATTGAGTGGCCACAAGTCATTCACAGTTATATCCATCAGGGAGTCATTATTCAGGATGGAACAAAAGGAAGTTTAGCCCGGCGAATTGCCGGGTTTTTTCGTATGAAGAGGCTTAAATAAATGGGTGGATTATTTGGTAGTACTACGATTAGTACAACGGATACCCGTATTAACTCTATGCGGATCCAGCAGTCAGCTTATGGGCTTTGCCAGCCATTGGTTTATGGCAAAACCCGTGTTGCGGCTAATATGTTTTGGTATGGAGATTTTACAGCTACACCTCATACAACAGTTCAAAAGTCTGGTGGTAAGGGTGGGGGCACTAAAACCAGTAATACCACCTTTAGTTATAGCGCCTCTCTCATGCTCGGTTTATGTGAAAACCAGATTAAAAAGATTGGCCTGATTTGGGTAGACAAAGAGCAATATGTACCTAAACAAGAAGGATCTATTATTTTAGATCCCATCGACCAGTTAAAATTTGAATTATTCGATGGAAATAATAATCCGCCGTGGGGATGGTTAGTATCAAAGCATCCAGAACAGGCAATTAATTATCCATATTTGGGGTATGTAGCTGTAGCTAATTATGAGATGGGTAATAGCGCCAGCCTTTCAAATCATAATTTTGAAGTGATCAGTACTATCACGCTATCTGACACAATTGATGATGCTAACCCGGCAGATGTTATTGAAGATTTTATTACTCATCCACGACATGGTGCGGCCCCAAATCTTAACATTGCAGATCTGGAAGAGTTTAGAACCTATTGCCGGGCAGCTAATCTCTTGATTAGCCCTGCATTCACAGAACAACGCCCAGCTTATGAAACTATCAATGAGATTGTCGAGGCGGTTAATTGTGCTGTGGTACCAAGCCCAGATGGCTTAAAGATCCGTTCTTTTGGGGACTCTGCAATAACGGGTAACGGCGTTACCTTTACACCTGATCTCACACCGGTTTACCACTTAACTGATGATGACTTTATTGGCGATGATGAGCCAGTACGTGTGCGCCGTAGTCGTGACACAGATGCCTATAATCATGTGCAGATTGAATACATTAATCGCTATAACCAGTACAACACCGAAACAACAGAAGCCAAGGACCAAGCAAATATTGAAATGTTTGGCTTGCGTACCGAGGATCCTGTGGAATGCCATTACTTCTGTGAGCCAAAAATAGCCCGCCACGCTGCACAACTTCGCTTACAGCGCTTATTGTATGTACGTAATGAGTACGAGTTTGATTTAGGTTGGAAGTACTGCCGGTTAGAGCCAATGGATATAGTCACTCTTACTGATACAGCATTAGGTCTAGTTAAGTTTCCTGTCCGGATTACAAGAGTTGAAGAGGATGAAGAAGGACGTTTAACAATTACGGCTGAAGAACTGGCCATAGGTTCAAGATCTGCTATTGAATATGACTTACAAGCATCAAATGGTTATCAGGGGGGTAATGAAGCACCAGGTAACGTAAATGCGCCAGCTATATTTGAACCACCACTAGATCTTACGGAAGGTAAAAACCAAGTTTGGGTGGCAGTTTCAGGTGGCGTTAATTGGGGCGGCTGTAACGTGTGGTCCAGTCTTGATAATACGACTTACGAAATGATTGGCACAATTTATGGATCTGCACGTTATGGGCAGCTTGTTACAGCAATTGATGCAGATGACGCGACATTACAGGTTGAGCTAAATACAGCAAGCCAGATCTTCAGTGGAACATTAGAAGATGCTCAAGCTGACCAAACACTTTGTAAAGTGGGGGATGAGTATTTTAATTATCAAGTGGCCACTTTAAACGGATCTGGTCTTTATACCTTAAGTGATGTTTTACGTGGACGTTTTGATGATGCACAAAGTCACAACGCTGGTGAGCCATTTGTTCGTTTGGATAAAGCTATATTCAAATATCCGTACAATGAGAGTCTAGTAGAAAAACAAATCTTTTTAAAGTTCACAAGCTTTAATGGTTTGGAGCGTAAAGAGCAGACCTTAGATGAGGTTACGGCGTATAGCTATACTTTAAGTGGTGGACGTCCTGCAGGCGTTAAAGGCTTATCGCTTCAATCTCCGTTTGTTGGTACCACTTTCAAAGTTCAATGGCAGAGTTCAACCGGTGCAGATGGTTATCGTGTTCAGGTTTGGTCTAATGGGGCAATGATTCGTCAAGTTGATACAACCAATACGGATTATAGTTATTCGATCGAAGAGGCTAAGCAAGATGGTTTAGGCCGAGCTTACACAATTCGAGTGGCCAGCAAGAACGGCGACCAAGTTAGTACCTATGCTGAATTGAGTATTAGTAATCCAGTACCGCCTGTACTTCTCAATGTGTACACAGCAGCAACCGTAGATTCTATTACGGTGAATTGGGTGCCTAGTGAAGTACCTGATCTGAAAGACTATGCAGTATGGCTAAGCGCTACACCTAACTTTGATCCTACACAAATGCCGCCTACGTGGACCGGCACAGATTTAACAACTACTTTTGGAGGACTACAACCAACTACTCCATATTACATTCGTGTTGCTGCACGTGATGTATGGGAAAACACAGTCTGGAATTATACAAATCAGATTACTCAGAGTACTTCTGAAGCTTAAATTTATTTAATTCATAGCACCCAAAAGGGTGCTTTTTTATTGCCTAATTCTGGAGTAAAAGGCATGGAACCAGTTTCTACAAGCGGTTTTACAGCACTATTAAAATTTTATGGTTTTGCAATTGTGGTGGCTTTGGCGGCCAGCTTGGTTGTAGCAGTTGTATTAATGACACGTATGCCTCGCTCACCACAAGAGTGGGCTGTAGGTTTGATCTGTACGGTTGTATCAAGCCTTGCTGGCGGTTCATTCATTATCGTGAAGTGGGGGCTTCATGAATGGGTTACTGATATATGGGGGATGATTGCACTTGGTGGATTCTTCTTTGTTTGTGGTTTACCCGGTTGGGCTTTAGTCCGCTGGATCTTTAACTTCATTAACAAACAGGAAGGTAAGACCATTATTGAGGTACTTAAAGAAGTTAAGAAAGCCAAAAACGATATTTCAAACAGTTAATGCCGCCTTCGGGCGGTTTTTTATTACCTAAGGAAAAGTTAAATGAACATTGAACAATATCTTGACGAACTCATTAAGCGTGAAGGCGGGTATGTAAATAATCCCGCAGATCGGGGTGGTGCAACCAAATACGGTATTACTCAATCTGTAGCTCTTGAAAACGGCTATAGAGGCAATATGAAAGATTTACCTCTTGATGTGGCCAAAGTAATTTATCGGAAACAGTACTGGATAGAACCACGTTTTGATCAGGTGAATAATCTTAGCTCTGCTGTAGCTGAAGAACTTTTAGATACTGGTGTGAACTGTGGTATCAACTTTGCAAAACCACTTTTACAGCGTGCTTTGAACTTGCTTAACAACCAAGGTAAAGCTGGGTACGCCGATTTGAAGGTTGATGGTGTGTATGGTTCTAACACTTTAGGTGCGCTTAAAACCTATCTGGCCAAACGTGGAAAAGAAGGTGAGAAAGTACTGGTTCGCGTCCTTAATATCATGCAAGGCCAACGTTATATTGAAATCTGTGAACGCAATCCCAAGCAAGAGCAATTCTTTTATGGCTGGATTGCTAATCGAGTGGTGATCTAAATGACTCAAGTAGAAACAGTAACTGAGCTAACGCCATATTTAGAATATTGGAGCAGCGGCATCTATATGTTTAAGTGCCCCGGTTGTAAATATTTGCATCCATTCCATGTGAAAGATGGTACACATCACAATGGCAGTACTTGGGATTTTAACGGTGATATAGATAAGCCAACATTTACACCTTCTTTACTTGTAAATGATCATCACCCTGCAAGCCGGTGTCACTTATTTATGACTGATGGAAAGATTCAATTCTTATCTGATTGTCATCATGAATTGGCTGGTCAAACGGTCGACATGGTTCCGATCGATGTTTAGGGCGTTATTGCTGTGTATTCTACTTTCAGGATGCACAGCTCATACGATCAATAACAATATAAGTGTAGGAATTTGTGTAAAAGCCCTCTAAGGAGGGCTTTTAAATTATATAGTTGGCTGTTTGTGGTAAGACGATTGTTTTCCAATATGTATACTAAGGGTAGAAATTAATTCGCTTTCCCAAAGTTTAAAAGTTGGAATTTTATCTACAATCTTTTTGTGCATTAAATGTTCCCGTAACATATTGTTTTTAAATTCAGTTTTATTTCTAACATTAAATAATTCTCTAAATTTTGATAATCCTATATTGTTACACTTCATAATCTCATCTTCAAAATCTGCATCTTGTTGTAAAAGTTTTAATTTAAAACCAGATCTTTCTAAGTAGGCTAAATTTTGAAGAAAGTTTGTTAGCTTTGCTGGATAATTTTTTAATACATCTGTATCAAAGACTATATAAAGAAAAAGTTTTTTCTTATTACCAGATAGTCTTATAGTTCTTGCTTTTAATTTATTTAACGATAGTTCACATAAATCTACTTTCTCAGCTTTACCCAACAATGGAGATGACTTAATAAATGTCATTTCACATTCTCCTTCAACCCAATATAGATTAATATCATTTTTCATAATATTAATCTTCCATCATAAGTTCATCAATTAAATATGTATCTGGTAAAGTGCATAACACATCATTTTTTACATAATTAATAATAGATCTGTCATTTTTATTAAAATGATTTTCAGCTTTAATGAAAACTGAATTGTGATTACTATCTCTTTTGATAAATAAATAACTGTGGATAGGTAAATTCATATCTAAAATATCATAATTATGAGTAGTATAGAAAAATTGACTATATATATTCATCTTTTCTATGATTAAAGCAATAATAGCTCTTTCAATTTCTGATTGAACGTGAGACATACCTTCATCTAAAAAGAATGTACAACCATTTACACCTTTAGTTTTCGTTATACTAGATATAAAACTGGCTATTTTTGTAGCTTCATATGTTCCTAACGAAAGTAAATGTCTTTTATCAGTTGCAATTTTTCCATCATTGCTTATATAAATCTTATCTTTATTATGAAAATTAATAAAAAATCCATTTGTTTCATTTTCTCCTTTTTCGATTGCTTCATTGATAGAGGTAATACTTGGGTCAAAAGTCTTCAAAACAGCACTTAGAATTTCTTTATTGTATGATTCTCTAAATTTTAATTTATAATCATCTGATAAATCATTATAAAGAAAACTCCAGCCAGAACTGTGATCTAAATTTGAAAATTTGAATAGAGCATCTTTAAATTCATTACTAGAGTACTCATTGTCATAATTGCTTATATAGTATGTATCTCTACCCTTTAAATTTGAATTACTATCCAACTTTTCTAATAATTCCCTCAACTTGATGATATTATCAGATTTTTTAATTTCAATAGCTTTATATGTGAAATGAAATCCTACTCTTTCATCATCTTTTAAGAAAACTACCTTGGTCTTTAAATGGTGGATATGACTGTAATAATTATTATCCATTATTATAGGATCTGAGTTTGGGATTTTATCTATAAACTCTATGGTGAAATCTAACTCATTTTTATCAGGATGCATTCCTTCCTTAAAAAAAGAATTCAAATTTTTTTTATTAAGAAAAGCTCTAATAGCAAGTATGATTTTAGCTAAAGAAGTTTTACCACTGGCATTAGCCCCAGTTAATATTACTACTCGCTTGTATCTTATATTTTCGAAATTAGGTAAGTACTCATATGAAATTGTTGAGTCATTAATCTTTCTTGAATAAGTTAAATCAAGTTCACAATCAACAAAGCTATACCAGTTATTAACATATAGTTTAGTGATGATCATTTTGTTAAATTCCACTTTTTGGAAGATAAAATTATACACTATTTGTGTATAAAAAGGTTCATTTCTTTTTGTAAAAGTATAAGTTTGTATCAATAAAAATTATATCTTTATCAATAGTTTATATTTGAATTTTATTTGGTCATTGTATCACTTATTTTTTCTTCTGTTTTATATCATTGATAATTGATACCTTACCCAAGCATCTGAAACTAGATGTCGACTTCAAGAAAAGACGTATAAGTAAGATTAAATGTTATTGAAGCTTATGTTTTTAATATTTTTTGTGAAATACGTTTAGTTTAAGCATTTTTCATAATTATTCGTTTTCTAATCTTATAAGTTTTAAGTGTAAGCTACTTTAAAAATTACTTAACGATTGTTAGCTGATCCCACCGAAATGGATTTCTGCTCAATTTATCCCGAGACATAGACCAGTTTCGATTGGGTATAAAACAAGGTCCGACACTAATTTTTTTCTTTCCGAATTTACTATGAATGCCATCCATAGCCTGCATCAAACATTCCTTTTTCTTTATGTGCTCAAAGTCGGTTAAAAGATCATATGTATGTCCGCTTTTCGGCTCTAGACCTGTCAGTACAACACCGCATTTCTTATATTTAATCCCTTCCTTGTAAATCTCAGCCACCAACCTTGTGGCTGCTTTTGCAAAATCAATAGCGCAGTCAGTCGGTTCTGAAAAAGAGCCTGTAATAGACTTATTGTAAAATGGCACGTTAGGATCAAATGGATTTGACTGTACAAAAGCAATCATACATCCGCATAGTAACCCTTCATCGCGCAATCTCTTACAAGCATCTTGAGCATACATAGAGATAGCTTCTTTTAGATCCGTTAATTCAGTTACGCGACCACCGAAAGACCGGCTTGCAACAATCTGTTTTTTTGATGGGGGAGTATGCTCGATCTCTATGCATGAGATGCCTTGTAATTCGTATATCGTTCTTGCCATCACAATTGAAAACTTCTTTTGCATCTCTCGCGGCTCAGCACAAGCTAGATCAAGCACTGTATTGATACCCATAGATTGAAGCTTTTTAGAATGCTTACGACCAACGCCCCAAACTTCACTGACATCTATCTGAGCAAAGTAATATTCTTTATTGCACGGATCCATATTAACGAGGTCACAAACGCTGTTAAAGCCGGGATTTTTCTTTGCAATATGATTTGCAATCTTTGCTTCTGTTTTACTTCTACCAATACCTACACAGACAGGTAAACCAATCCATTTCCAAATCTTCGCTCGCATATCGTGACCGACTTTTTCTAAATCAAAGTTTTTCTCATAAGCGGTGAAATCAACAAAACATTCGTCTATAGAGTAAGGTTCAACTTCTTCATCAGTAACGTAAGATGCAAGAATCGTATGAAAGCGCCGTGACATTTCTGCATACATTGCATAGTTGCTTGAAAGAACAATTACGTTATGTTGCTGAACAATGTCTTTAATTTGAAAAAGCGGCACACCCATTTTTATATTTAAGGCTTTTGACTCATTGCTACGCGCCACGGCGCACCCATCATTATTGCTGAGCACAATCACAGGCTTATTGTTCAAACTTGGGTCAAAGACTCTCTCACATGAGACGTACATGTTATTTACATCGATGAGAAAAAATACTTTGTTCTCATGTTTCATAACTTAATGCCGTGTCATTTTAATGATATGAGTGACAACGCCCCAGATAATTAGTTCTTGGCCCTCTTGTAGATAGATATTTTTATATTCAGGATTCTCAGCTTTAAGCCATTGGCCTTTTTCATCGATCATTAAACGTTTAACTGTGAATTCATTGTCAATTAGTGCAATAACGATATCGCCGTGCTTTGCATCAAGACTACGATCCACAATCAATTCATCATCAATATCTATACCCGCATTGAGCATTGATAGTGATGCAACTTTCACAATAAACGTAGCGGTTTCATTTTTTATTAAGTGCTCGTTCATGTCGAGAGCTTTATCTACATAATCTTGTGCTGGGCTTGGGAAGCCTGCATTTATTTTTTCTAATGCGTAAGGGATAAGTAGATGAGTTGATGGTACAACTTGTTTGATTGATAAGGCCTCAGATAAAACAATACTTTGTGTGATGTACGGTTTTATCTGGATAATGGAAGGTGCAATTTCGCTCATATGTTTCCCCTAGCTTGATTTTGTAACATATTCAAGATGATATTCTAGAGATGAGCTTAAATTCAAATTTAAAAAGCTGTGGATAAACAAATAGAAGTCAAAAATTGACGTAGCCAAAAGTGCATTTGATCGGAAATTCTACGCACTTAATTGGCTGATTTTCTTGGTTAGCGCACATAGACCACCTATTAATTAGCCCAACTATCTACGATATTAGCCCAGTCTTGTAGCATTTTTCGTCTGCTTTCAAGATATTTGGCATGGTTATATGTAGCTCTGGTTTTATTACCATCCGCATGGGCTAGTTGTTTTTCAATCCATTTATCATCGTAATCTTTTTCATTTAGTAATGTGGATGCTGTAGCGCGAAAATCATGAGCTGTTACATCAGACAAACCAATATAATCAAGCATTTTGTTCAATGTAGTAGCTGAGAGCATTCCATCTTGATAAATTGCTGGGAAAACATATTCACGATTTCCAACAATATTGCGTTGCTCTTGAAGAATATTAAAAACTTGATCGGACATAGGAACGATATGAATACGTTTCTTTTTCATCATCTCTTTTGGAAAGGTGATTGTTCTTTCTTCAAAATCGACATATTCCCATTTCATGCGACGGATCTCGATAGTCCTAAGCATTGAGTAGAGCATTACAAGACCAGCATTTTTAACTGTAGTAGATCCACCATAACTATTTAATTTATTCCTGAGTTGCACAGCTTCATGTTTTTCCATTGGTCTGGCATGTTCTATTTCAGGACGCTCAACAACGTTTTTAACTGCATACGTTGGGTCATACTCAGCTCTAAGTGTAGCGATTGCATAACGCATTACACCACCAATAAAAGTACGATTTTGGATTGCTGATACTTCGCCAGTACCATGGTTTTTTTGACGCTTAACTCGTGCAATCGTCTTTTTCATAATTGTCAAAACGTCTGCTGAGGTAACCTCTTTAATATCCTTATCACCAATAACTTTTAAAATATCTTTATCTAAAGCACGTTGAAAAGCTTCTTGATATCTTTCTGAACGATTTTTTAGTTTTTCAGCTTTATATTCTGCAGCAACATGTTTAAAGAGAACTCTATTTTCATATTCATCAGATTTAGCTTTTTTTTGATTTTCTTTTTCTTCAACTGGATTTATACCGCTTGCTACTAAAGATTTAGCTTCATCTCTTTTTGTACGAGCTTCGGCTAATCCCACAAGAGGGTACTCGCCTAAACTCATCATTTGAGTTTTCTTAAGCCACTGGAAACGATAGCGCCAATACTTCTTTCCATTAGGTTTAATTTCAATACATAAACCATCCGAATCACCAATTCGATAAAGCTTTTCTTTTGGTTTTGCACTTCTAATTTTAGAGTCACTTAACAT